CACATATGTAGATGAAATGCGTAGTCATGCATTATTGCAACTATCGCAGATTGGATTGCAGTTTAACGAACTGAAAAGTGAAAATCCATTTGCATACTATACAGCGGCAGTTACCAATAGTTTTACTAGAGTGTTAAACCTAGAGAAACGTAATCAAAACATTAGAGATGACTTATTGCAAGAAGCTGGTCAAACTCCAAGTTGGACACGCCAAATCGAACACGAAATGGCAGAACGTGCCAAATGGGACGAAAAAGCTGACAAAGAACGTAAAGAACACGGATTCAACATTTAGATATTGACAAGGTACAGCTATGAAGCTATACTAAGTGAAAGTTTAAACTGAGTGAACGGAAATCCATGACATTCTTTAACCGTGCGGCTTGTTTCACGGATATACATTTCGGAAACAAGAATAACAGCAAACAACACAATCGTGACTGTGTAGAATTTGTTGATTGGTTTGTTGAACAAGCCAAAGAGCAAAATTGCGAAACTTGCATATTCTTAGGAGACTGGCACCATCATCGTGCCAGTGTAAACGTGAGTACACTTAATTATAGTGTGGAAAACGTAGCAAAGCTCAGTAAAGCATTTAAACAAGTTTATATGATTACTGGCAACCATGATTTATATTACAGAGAAAAACGTGACTATAACAGTTTGCCTTATGCAGAACTGTTTGACAATGTACATTTAATAAATGAAAAAACACTAGTACAAGATGAAGTTGCACTTGTTCCTTGGTTAGTTGGTGATGAGTGGACACAAGTAAGCAAGACCAAATGTCGTTATATGTTTGGACACTTTGAACTTCCTTACTTTAAAATGAATGCTATGGTAGAAATGCCAGATCACGGACAACTGAATGCAGAACATTTACAAGGCCCAGAATATGTGTTTAGTGGACACTTTCACAAAAGACAAAGCAAAGGCAATGTACACTATTTAGGATCGCCTTTCCCACATAACTATGCTGATGCTTGGGATGACGAGCGTGGCATGATGGTATTAGAATGGGGTGGCAAACCTAAGTATATAGACTTTGCAGGTCCAAGATATCGAACAGTAAGTTTAAGTAGACTGATTGATGAACCAGATGTAATACTCAACAGCAAAACATACTGTAGAGCTACACTAGACATTGCAATCAGTTATGAAGAAGCAACCTTTATCAAAGAAACATTTAGTCAACAGTATGGCGTAAGAGAGATAACACTTATGCCTACTAAGAAAGAAGAACATGCACAAGACTGGCGAGTAGTAGACGATATTGAAGTTGAAAATGTAGACCAAATAGTGTATAATAGTTTAAATGCTGTAGACAGCGATCTAATAGATAAGAAACTGCTAGTGGACATATATAATAACCTATGATTACAATCAAAGATTTAACAGTTAAAAACTTCATGAGTGTTGGTAACGTTACACAGGCTGTACGTTTTACTGATAACGGACTAACACTTGTACTCGGAAACAATGTAGACTTAGGCGGAGATGGCAGTCGTAATGGTACTGGTAAAACTACTATCATTAATGCACTCAGTTATGCTATCTATGGTAATGCATTAACAAATATACGCAAGGACAATTTGATAAACAAAACCAACGGTAAAAGTATGTTGGTTACACTAGATTTTGTTAAAGATGGCGTTCAATACCGCATTGAACGTGGAAGAAGGCCCAATGTGCTTAAATACTATGTCAACGAACAAAATGTTGACGAAGACGAAGCACAAGGTGAAAATCGTCAAACTCAAACCGATATAGAAAAGTTATTTGGTATGAGTCACGATATGTTCAAACACATTGTTGCATTAAACACATACACAGAACCTTTCCTCAGTATGCGAGCTAACGATCAGCGAGCTATAATTGAGCAACTACTAGGCATTACAATGCTAAGTGAAAAAGCAGAGGTTCTTAAAGAACAACAAAGGTTAACGAGAGATGCAATTAAAGAAGAAGAGTATCGAATTAAGGCTATTGAAGAAGCAAATTCCAGGATTGAGAAAAGTATCAGTGATTTGGAACGCAGGCAGAAAATTTGGTGGGATCAACAAAAAACTACTATCGAAAGCATTCAACAACAAATAAACACACTTGAAAAAATAGATATCCAAACAGAACTTAACAACCACACATTGTTAAGTGATTACCTAGAAAAGAAAAAGCTAAAAGATGAAGCAGAACGTTGGCTATCTAATATACAAGCAGACAATGCTAAACAACAGAAACTTGTTACTAAACTAGACAAAGAGCTTGCACTATTAGAAGATCATAAATGTCATAGTTGCGGACAAGAAATACATGATGCTAAACAAGAAGAAATACTATCTAGTAAAAAAGCATTGCGTAAAGAAGCTAATGAGCAAATAGCAGTGAACTCCTTAGAAGAACAAGAATGGTCAGAAGCTTTGACTTCATTAGGTGAACTAGGCCAAATGCCTGTTACTCATTACAATACAGAAACAGAAGCACATAAACATAATATGGAACTGGAAAATTTGCGTAGTCAAGTTACAAACAAGCAAGGTGAAAGTGACACATATCAAGAGCAAATAGAAAGTTTAAGAGAAACTGGTGTACAAGAAATAACGTGGGATACCATCAATGAACTTAACAATGTAAAAGATCATCAAGAGTTTTTGTATAAATTGTTAACAAACAAAGACAGCTTTATTAGAAAACGTATTATTGAACAGAACTTGCAATATCTAAATAGTAGACTTGCTTATTACTTGACCAAGCTAGGACTTCCACACGAAGTTGCGTTTCAACCAGACCTAACAGTTGAGATTACAGAACTAGGTAGAGATTTAGACTTTGATAATCTAAGTAGAGGTGAACGTAACAGATTGATACTTGGACTTAGCTGGAGTTTTAGAGATGTATTTGAAAGCATGAACACACCTATAAACTTCTTAGCTATTGACGAGTTGATTGATAGTGGAATGGACACTAATGGTGTTGACGGTGCATTGAGTGTACTTAAAAAGATAGAACGTGAACGTAACAAAAACATCTTCTTAATCTCACACAGAGATGAACTAGTAGGTCGTGTAAACACAATACTACAAGTTATTAAAGAAGGTGGGTTTACTACATTCAGTACAGACACGGAGTTTGTAGATGCCAAGTGATTATTCAGATGAACATATTAAACAGATGACAGATCCTAATCACGATCAAAGTGCATTTAAAAAACCTAAGATATTTGAATCACCGGACGGTGGCAAAACAGTATATGAAAGAGAATTTAATTCTCCGCACTCTAGTCGTAAACTTACTACAGGTGAAAAACTTTATGGATATCACCCACAAGAATTATTAACAAAGAAGATATTACCCCCAGACGTATTTTATAAACTTTTTAGATCGGAGAAAATATCGTGAACAAAAAACCAGCTAGTACAATAGACGAGTTTACAATAGATATAGGAAGTACTACACAAACAGAACAAAATATGATTGATAGTTTCAATAACAAAGGTCAAAAAGGAGATGACGATTTTGAAACATGGCTGGTAAACGAAGCTCCTTTTGTCTCAGACGATAACTCTTATACAATCAGTATAGGAGATACAACTTACGACACATGTGCGACTTCATGCACAACTACATTAACTGGACTAAGTCCTACTTTTACAATTAAAAACGATCCGCACTTTGCTAGAACAAAACAAAAAAAGCTACCGCTTGACATATTGCACAAATGGTATCCTGAACAAATGAAAGACAAAGATGATGACGACATTCCTTTTTGATATAGACGGCACACTTACTGATCCTAGACGTACTATTGTTCCTGAGTTTAAACAGTTCATGTTTAACTTTATAAAAAACAATAATTGTGTAGTTGTAACAGGAAGTGATAGACCTAAAACTGTAGAACAAATCGGAGAAGACTTGACTAACAGTTTTGCAAGAGTTTATCACTGTAGCGGTAATCATGTGTTTGAAGGAGATAAAGAAGTATACAAAAGCGATTGGCGTTTATCAGATGCACAAGAAACTTTTTTACAAGCTATCTTACACACGTTTGATTATCCTGAAATGACTGGTAATCATATCGAGCAACGCACAGGAACGGCAAACTTTAGTATAGTAGGCAGAAATGCAAATTGGGATCAACGTGCTAGATATGCTGATTGGGAAAAGTCTAATAGAGGCAGAGATACAGTAGCAATGTATTACAATCAAGAATTCAATGATAGCATTGCTCAGGTAGCTGGACAGACCAGCATAGATATTTTTAAGAAAGGCTGTGACAAGAGTCAAGCTATAAGAGAACATGAAGGTACAACAATTTATTTTGGTGACCATTGTCAACCCGGCGGCAATGATTTTACAGCCGCACAAGCAAGCAAGCATTTTCATCAGATTGACCAAGGCTATAAACAAACTTGGGAAATCTTAAAAAACATGTACTAAACCGGTTGACAAACGTTAAAAAAGATATATATAATTGTTGTAATGAATAACAATGCAATGGACTTATCAAGGCAAAATAGTAGAAGAAATCAGTGAGGAATACATAGGGTTTGTATATCTTATTACCAACCTCACAAACGGCAAAAAGTACATTGGCAAAAAACTGGCAAAATTTAAAGTTACTAAAAAACCCCTCAAAGGCAAGAAAAACAAAAGACGTTCAACTAAAGAAAGTGACTGGAGAACCTATTGGGGAAGCAGTGATCACTTGAATGCAGATGTTGAACAATTAGGCCCAGAAAACTTCACAAGAGAAATACTGTACTACTGCACCAGCAGAGGCGAACTAAGTTACTTAGAAGCCAAAGAACAGTTTGACCGTGAAGTTCTTAAAACTGATGAATACTATAACGGCATTATAAACGTAAGAGTTGGCAGTTCCAAGGCACTTGTAGAATCACTAAACAGACACCAGTCGTAACATACCCTCTTTGTTAAAAGCATTGAGATTGTTCGCAGTAATGCGGGCCGTCGGAACTTGCTCGAGGGAAACAAACCAAAAGAGTGGGCTCTACTGTGCCATTGTAACCCACGGATAGCTCAAAAGTCGGCGTTATGGCTTAGAGTGTTTCTGCGTTTTAAGCAGTATGTAAAGGGGTATAGCAAAACCGCCTCTGCCTAGCAATAGGTTATACTATAACGATGCGAACTGTAGACGGGGTAATGACCGTTTCTTTTTTTTGCACTTGGCTATAACAAGCTAAGTGCGACTGAAAACAAGGTAATAACGTATCATATAAAATATGTTTAAAAAAAATTATCATACGAAATGAAATGAGTATGACGATGAGCTTTAGCTCTTCGAAATTAAAATGTTCTACGATTAGTACCTCTAACTCTATCCATAGATTCTTTAATCTCGTCGTTTTTCTTTTTGATAGAGTTGTAAATTTCTTGTTGCATAGGTATAGGATAGTGTTCTAAATCATCATATCTAAATGCACCTTCAGTATAAAGTACAATTTCCATTAATTGTTCTCTGATACTTGATCTTCTGGCTTCGTATTGTTCGACGAGCTTATTGACTGCTTCTGCATCACGGCAAGTTTGGAGCTGTCTGTGAAAAAAAAACTTGGATTAAATTCTACAGCAGTTTCGAAATGGTTGTCGCAGTTTTCTTCAGGACATGTAAAGTCAAAAGTTTTGGGAATGCCGTTTATATTCATTGCTGTCTGAGCTCTTTGTAGTGCAGTAACAGTTTTTCTATTGCTGTTTGATATCCAATCGATAATGTGTTGTGGATCTGTGACTTCTGTTCCGTCTGGCATTATTACTTTTACAATAGCATCTGCTATTAGTACAATATTTGCCGCCGCGATGTTTTGCATATTTTCACTGTACTGTTCTCTGAGTGATTGATCAATATCGTCATTTTCTCTCATGTTGCCTAGCATTTTAGCAAGTTCACCAGTTTTAATGTTGTTAGCATTAACAGCCGCAAGTGTATTGGACCTAAGTTCTACTATTAAATCATCGATTTCAATTTCTGTTTGTTCTGCTATTAGATGTACTTTTCCCAATACAACTTGCAAATCAACGTCATACATGTTTGTTGTTTCACACTTAGGACATCTTGCTTCTACAGGAAATTTTTTATCATAACTACTAGCTCTGCTGGCTAATAGAATTACATCAGCATCAGGCAAAGACAATTCATATGGATCAACTATATCAGGGCATACACTTTGTATCAGTTCAAAAATAGCTTGTCCGTTATATAAAGCATCTGGAATTGTGAGTAGCAATTCGTCTTTCATACTCATTGGTCTAACACCAATTTCTCCGTCATCGGTGAGTTTAGGTTTGTTCTTTAACCATTTACCTCCGGTTGGTAATCTCACATAGAGATCTTTGTGTCGATAGTAGCCCTGAAGTGGATTTTCCATAAATTTGTCCTATAAATACATTATATGTGTTAATTTTATTTATCACAGTTAAGTGAGTAGTTAATGGCAGTAATCACAATTAATATGGGCGGTAGGCCAATGGCAGTTGATGTTCCAGACTTTGCAATGGAATCAACTCAGCAAGATGTACGCTCGGCTATAAGTCAGTTAACTGCTCAATTACAAGGATTAAAAGCAAGTAATCAGGGTGTTAGCCAAGGTGAACAAGCTGTTGTTCGTGCAGTAAAAGACCTTGACAGTGATGATAAGTTTAGAAAAAATGCCAATGCTATGGGCAATGCTGTCCAAAAAGGTTATCAAAAAGCAATGTCAAGTGTGCCTAGCATGGCAAAAGGTGCTGGTGATCCTGGTATGATGGCTAACATGTTTAAAGCTGTAGGTGTAGGCACACTGGCTACACAGCTTGGTATGGCGGCTGGTGCGGCACAAGAACTCAGTAAAGTTATGGCTTTTGGCGGTAGTGTTGGACTGAGCTTTAATGGTAATATACAAGAAACTGCTTACTCGCTAGCAGAGATAGGTTTGCGTTTAGATCAATTTGGTGATATCGTTGGAACCAATCTAAGTGCAATGTACGAACTAGGCGGTAGTGTTGACGAAGGAAGTCAACGTTTTATTAAGTTAGTCGAACGTTTTAGAGGTGCTACAGAGTCAATGGGATACTTTGGTATGGCTAGTGATGAAATGGCACAGTTTATGGCTGAAGAATTAGAACTCAGACGTAGAGTAATGGACAGTGACCAATTAAGAATTTTTGCTGAACAACAGCTTGTGGAAGTTATGAACAAAAACTTCACAGAACAAGAAAAGATGGCAAGAATAACAGGGCAAAATGTTAGAGAGAGAATCAGAGCTCAAATGGCGGCAAAAGCTGATGAACGTATGCAATTTGCACAAATGAGTATGACAGAGGATCAAAGGAGAGCAGTTAATGATGTTATGGCGGGATTGTCAACACTTTCGCCTGCATTGCAAGACGCAATGAGAGAATCTATCACAATGGGCTTGTTCAAACCTGGAACTGAGTTTATGACCAAAGGCGGTCAAATGGCTCAACGTAGTCCAGAACTAATGCGTATCATACAAGAAGGTATCAAGATGGCCCAAAGCGGCGCTGGTTCTGACGGTGTTAACGATCGAATGTTGGATTTAGCAAAAGCATTCAAAGACAACAAAGCCAATGCTCGAACACTAGCTGAGCTTGGTTTTATAGGTGGTGATGCAATTTCTAAAGAAATTGCGTCAGGCTTTTTAGAAATGAACGAGCTTACAAAAAATTCTACAGCGGCTAGAAAGTCATTAGATGAAGAAGAATTCAAAGCACGTGAAGAATACATACGATCAATGAGGGGTTATAATGCCAAACTAGATGAATTTTATGCCGCTAGTTTAAACAGGGTCATGGATTTTACATTTGCTATGACTGGTAATGATGCTAGTGACTTTGTTAAAAGTATGGATAATCTAGTAAGTGGTATGACAAATATGATGACCAGCGACTATGCAAAAGCCGCCGCAACGGCTTTTGGTGAAGCATTTGGAGAAATGGCATTTCAACCATTTATGAGGACATTTGGTTTAGATCCAAATGAAGACAGAGATGTAATAGATGTATTGAAAGTCACTGGAATGATAGGCGGAGGAATGGGTGCAATTCCGCCTCAATTAGCAAAATTATTACAAGGTCCTGGAAATATTAGAGGAATGTTCAGAGGCGCAGAAGCAGGATTAAAATCCATGTTCCCACAATTTATAGAAAACAAAGGAACTGAAAATGAAACATTCAACTACGATAAGTTCATTGAAGAAGCAACTAAAGTTACAGCAGATCTCACAAATGATACTATAACTAGATTAACGACTAAATTAGCACCATTGATTAAAAATTGATAATGGTTGACAAATCCTATAAATACATTATAATGATAAAAAAGAGATACTCATGAGTTGGAAAAAACACTTTACCGCATACGGAGCTCAAGGTTCCGACAGTATGAAACCTAGTAGTGCTAGCCGTTTTCAAAGCTGGTTACCTGAAGTATATAGTGGTCAACCCAATCGTGTGGAAAGATACACACAGTATGACCAAATGGATATGGACAGCGAGATCAATGCGGCCCTAGACATTATCAGTGAGTTTAGCACACAAGTAGATGAGCATACTGGTGTTCCATTTAAAGTAGAATACAAAGAACAAGCTACTGAAAGTGAAATTAAAATCCTAGAGCAAACACTACAACAATGGTGTAATTTGCAAGACTGGGACAAACGCATATTCCGTATGTTTAGAAACACTATCAAGTACGGCGATCAATTTTTCATTAGAGATCCAGAAACATGGGAACTGTATTATGTCAATCCAGTTGATGTAACTAAAGCAGTTGTAAACGAAGCTAAAGGCAAAAAGCCTGAGCAATACATTGTTAAAAATGTAGATCTAAACATGCAAGAAAAAACTGTTAGTAAGCCTGTACAACATGCACAAACATACGGTACAGTAAACAGTATGATGCGTGGACAGACCATTGACAAAAGTGCATATGGTATGCAACCTGGCAGTTATAGTGGTAACTTAGGACAGATTCAAGAATATACAGTAGATGCTACACATGTTGTTCACCTAGGAATGACAGAAGGTATGGACACAAATTGGCCCTTTGGTAGCAGTATATTAGACCCAATTTTCAAAACATACAAGCAAAAAGAACTGCTTGAAGATAGTATTATCATTTATAGAGTACAACGTGCTCCAGAACGTAGAGTTTTTTATGTTGACGTAGGTAATATGCCTCCCAACAAAGCTATGGGTTTTGTTGAGCGTGTCAAAAACGAAATTCATCAAAAACGCATTCCTAACAAATCAGGTGGTGGTACAACCATTATGGATGCGGCATATAATCCATTAAGCATTATGGAAGATTATTTCTTTGCTCAAACTGCTGAAGGTAGAGGTAGTAAAGTTGAAGTTCTTCCAGGCGGTGAGAACTTAGGTCAAATTGACGACTTGCGTTACTTTACAAATAAAATGTTAAGAGCATTGCGTGTGCCTAGTAGTTATTTGCCAACTGGACCAGATGATGGTAGTGCAACTTTTGTAGACGGTAGAGTAGGTACAGCATTTATTCAAGAATATAGATTTAATCAATACTGTCAAAGACTACAAGCAAGTATTGCTCCTACTATGGATAAAGAATTCAAACTGTTTATGAAAAACAAAGGTTTGAGTATTGATGCTAGCTTATTTGATTTAAAATTTGTTGAACCACAGAGCTTTAGTCAATACAAAGAAATTGAAGTACATGCGGCTAGAGCTAATGTATTCGGTGGACTTGAAGGCGTGCCTTATATGAGTAGACGCTTCTTAATGGAGAAATACTTAGGTCTTACTGAAGATGAAATTCTTAAAAATGAGCGTATGTGGGAAGAAGAAAATGTTGTTGGTACAACACCAGAAGCTGATGCAATGCCAGGATTGGGTAATGTTGGCGTAAGAGGTTTTGATGTTCCAGACGGTAGTGATATTGATATACCAACAGACGCTCCAGAAGAAGGCGGAGACGAAGGTGCAAGCCCAATTAGTGGAGCAGAAGCGGCACCTGCAGGAGATGATAATGCGTAGTACAGACATTTTAAATGAATATTATGACGCTGAAAATGACGATTATAACAACAGAAAAGTAGATGATGTTCGTAAGCAACGACTTACTTTAAAGCATATTAATCGTCTTAGAAAGCAAAGAGAAGTACATAATATTGAACATGCTACTCGCGTAGAAAAGATTAAAAAAATCTACGCAAAACCAGCACAAGGCTAATTTTTTCAGGCAAATTTTACTTATCTTAGATAGATATTCATAAAATACCCATTTTTTAGGGTGTTTTCCAAGCAAAACGTCTTGGTTGTGTAAATATAGATGTAAACCATCTTGGTAAGCCTGTAATTTTTTAAGGAGAATGATATGAGCGAACACAAGGAATCTTTAGTAAAGGTCCTCGAGTATATCGTTAATGATGAACAAGAGAAAGCGGCTGATCTACTTCACAACGTGTTTGTAGAGAAAGCTAAAAATCATTGGTCATCTCTACAAGAGAATGATGAAATTGTAGAAGACGAGATTGCTGATGAAGACCTAGACGAAACTATCGATCTTGACGAAGCTGACGATGATTCTGAGGACGACGAAGTAGAAGAAGCGATTGATGCCTCTGATGCTGAAGAAGATTTCTTAGATGATATTGAAACAGCCGAAGAAGAGATTGACCAAGAAGAAATCATGGACGATGAGGACATGGATGACGGAGATGCAGAAATGGATCTCGCAATGGACATGGAACCAGAAGCAGATGCAGAAGGTGATTCACCTGATGTTGAAGAAGCAATGGATGACGTGGAAGATGCTATTGCTGAACTTAGAGCCGCATTTGCAGAAATGCAAGGTGAAGAGCCAGCAGAAGAAGGCGACGATGACATGGAAGAAGCAGTTGATACTGTAGAAGCTATGGAAGAAGGCGCTACAATGACAGCGGTTAATGTATCACACAGTGACACAGCTGACAAAGCATCACCAGTAGCAGGACAAGCTAAAGCACCTAACGATGCTAAAGCACATCACACACCAGGAGGCGACGAGTCAGGACGACCTGCTCCAGCCGCAAAAGACATGGGTGTTGACGGTCCACAAGAAGCTGGTTCACCGAGCCCTGCTCCAAAAGCCAAGGACGAAAATGTCAAATCAGAAAGTCCAATGAAAGGCGTAAAATAATATGAGTATTTCGCTAAAAGAACATCTTTCTTTTAATCAAGCAAATATTGTTACTGAAACAGTTGATGAAGGTAACGGTAAGAGCTTGTATATGAAGGGTATTTTTATAGAAGGCGATGTACGCAATCAGAACAACCGTATCTACACAAAAGATGAAATTCATAACGCTGTTAAAGCAATTAATGAAAAAATCAAAGGTGGATATAGTGTATTAGGCGAAGCTGATCACCCAGATGACCTGAATATCAATTTAGATCGTGTATCACACATGATCACTGAAATGGATACTGATGGCGCAAATGGGATCGGCAAGCTAAAACTATTACCTACTCCAATGGGAAACATTTGTAAAACCCTTATTGAAAGTGGGTGTCATTTAGGCGTGTCAAGCCGAGGCAGTGGCAATGTTAACGATAACGGCATAGTAAAGGATTTCGAAATCATTACAGTCGATATTGTTGCAAATCCGAGTGCACCTAGTGCTTATCCCGATCCAATCTATGAAAGAATTATGAATCATAGCCGGGGCAATGTATTGATGGATGTCGCTGAAGCAACTAGACACGACAAAGGCGCACAACGTTATCTCCAGGAAGAGGTGACTAACTTTATTAAAAACCTGAGATATAGGAGAGATTAATATGGCTCATGCAATGGATGAACTATTAAACTCAAATACGCTCTCCGAAGAGGTTAGATCTTCACTATCTGAAGCTTGGACAACCCAACTAACAGAAGCTCGTGAGGCAATCACAGCTGAACTTAGAGAAGAATTTGCAACTCGTTATGAAAATGACAAGGCGCAGATTGTTGAAGCGGCAGATAAAATGCTAAGTGATGTTATTGTAAAAGAACTCGAAGAGTTTAAAACAGATAAAGCACAAGTAGCTGAAGATCGTGTAGCTTACCGCAAGCATATGAAAGAACACGCAGTTGTTCTTGATAAGTTTGTAATGGAAGCACTTCGCAAAGAGATTAATGAACTTCGCGAAGATCGTAATGCTCAAGACAACAACATGGCTAAACTGGAAGGTTTTGTCATGGAGCAACTAACCAAAGAGCTCAATGAGTTTCATGAAGACAAACGCTCACTAGTTGAAGCAAAAGTCAAAATGATCAAAGAAGGCAAAGAGGTTAT